GCCTCCAGTTGTTGTGCGGAACCATTAAGAAGTCCTTTCACTCCAAAACATGTCCATAAAGCTGTATATAGAGCTTCACTATTATTAATAGGAAGTGTCTGTAACAGATCACGAACAGTTTCAGAAGATACAACCAATGATTTGGAAGTTAACTCGTGAAAGAAAGCTCCAATTAACGCAGGTTTTCTCGTTATTGACAGGATTGCTCCTGGACCAATAGGCGATATATCGTGCGTAGGCGTTACTAATCGTTTCGCAAACTCACATAAATCGTTAGATATTATGGATTTGGAAGGATTAATTTTTACTCCTAATAACTCCATTAATTCGAGATACTTTTCGGCAACAATATCGTTTTTAATAACGATGTCATCACCAAGTACTGCATAATCAACAAAGTTTTCAACTTTCCCTTTATGAGCTGCTAGTTTAACTATCAAATGATGAGTCAAAGCTAACATAGCCCAAGAAGAGTAAGCTCCCATAGGTTGCCCTATAGAGTAGTAAACGTCTTTCCCCTGGAAGGACCAAGGTATATTTAGGAGATTTCTCCAGAGATTTCCATCAACACCTAAATTATTTAGGATGGTGATTTGTAAATCAACTGGAAGTCGGTCAGTTGCTGCTGTAAGGTCAAAACAGGAGAATTTGTCTGGACTGTTAACCTTTAGAAGAATATCTAAAGGAGCCGTCTGATTGAACGTCCCATCTTGTGGGATAGTTTCCAAGAATCTAAAAATAGAATCATGGAGGGGTTTCAAACAAAGTTGAATCCACCAATTAGTTATGGCTACAATCCGGGCTTTCCCCGCTTGATCATAAACAACAGATAAACGACCGATAGGATTTCTCGGTTGGATCCCGATTACATACGAAACAAGATATATTGGTCCTACTAAGAACCATATGCTTGCAAGTGAGGCGAGATAAAGGTAAGCTTTTTGAGCCACCAAAACTCGCACAATACTAAACGCAACCTGAGGGAATAGAAGTAATGCAATAGCATCAACTCCTGAACCCCAAGTAGCTCGTTTGGAAATCGGACCAGCAGATTCAGAGATGAATCCACTAATTTTACCAAACCCAATCTTCGAATGTCCCGCAAATCTTTTAACTACTCCTTTGCAAGCAAAGGTTCGGACTAAACCATTAAAAGGTTCTATAATAGAATCCAATGAAGGTTTAACCTTAGTAGGAAAAGTTCGGAATATCGATAAACAGGTTAGGACTAATCTAGTAACTAAAGCCTCAGTGGTCGACGTTCCTAAAAGGATACGTAAACCGTAAGGTATAATTACAGGTAATCCATGGCGGTTAACCCGAACTCTTACACCATTTGTGTAAACAGTTTCAGGTGAACCAGCTAAGAAACGAACAACAAGACGCAAACACTCCTTTAAATAAAGGAATGTAAAATTAAAGCCATTGGCTCTAATAAGCTCTTGAATGTTGTCTCGAAGCTTGCAAACATCTTGACTATAGTTTTGAGCTCTCATTAACCAGATGGTATATTTCATGAATCGACCAACTTCTCTCGAAGTGATCCATTCTGAAGTACCTTTACTAGTTGCAAAAAATATGTTATTTTTCATAGCGTATTTTATTGTGACAGTAAACCATACTGGCCTGAATATCTTAACTGATACAGGGAGCTAGCCTATACCTCGTAAAAGAGTTGCAACACTCTAATTATCCGGTTTCAGAGGATTAGTGGTATTACCACTATAGCTGATCCGTCCTATAAAGGACCTGCTTGATCGTATGACTTAACATACCGAAGGCGTGGGTTGGGGTTCACAGCGAAGTCTA